AAGGGTATTGGGTATGTACTGTTGTTTATAAGTACATTGGGATCAGCACCGACCTCAGCAAGATTGATGGTGTTGTTTTCCACAAACGAACTCATGTCGCGGGCTTCTTTCAAAAAGCTCCAATCAGGGTAAAAACCCTCAAGGATTTCTTCAATCCATATTTCTTTATTAATTCCAGCCATTATACTATTATTTTAAAGGTTTACAAATGTTTTAAGGTATTACTTTCACTAAGTAACGTTTTATACTCTTCCGGTTTTTCCTGTTTCAAGGCAAGCAGGCCTTTAGGGTCTTTTTTTCGCCAATCACTCAGGCTCCAACCTTCACGATTTTCTGTGTTTTCCCGGTTAATCATATCGCCGGGCTTTTTAGGTACAGGCATGTTGCTGAGCACTTTTTGGGTATTTTCCAAATCAGCCTTTGCCAGCTTTAAAAAGCTGTCTTTTTGGTCTGCTGTGAGTTTCCCTTTGCTAATAGCACTGTTTATAAGTGCTTCGGCCTGCTGATTGTGCAGGTTTTCCTGCTCTTGTTTGAGCGTGGTTAACTCACTAAGCTTGTCAGAAATGGCTTTGTTCAGCTGTTCCTCCGAGCTGTTTTCCTGTAAGCCAAGTACTTTTAAGTTTTCTGCATTAACTTTCATATCGGTATTGTTTTTATTAAATTGTTTCGTAATTTCTTTCACAGCCAGGGTAATATCGCCTTCACTCATAAGCTCGCCCTGCTGGTTGTATAATCTCAAAGCATTGCTATTAGAGGGCAAGGCTGTAAGGCTTGCTTCTACAAGTTTTGATTTTAATACAACCGGCACGATTGCGCCATCCCGGGTAATTTCTTCTCCAATTTTCAAACTCTTAAAGCCCATGCTGACTCCTTTTATTAAGCCACGGTTTACCTTGCCTTCAATTTTTATAGCCAATTCATCTTCAGCATCAAAAACGGGCTCAGCCATTAGTTTGCCACCTTCTTTGGTAATGTTTTTCCAGGTACCAATCACCGAGTTACGATCATGCTCATACAACATAACAGGATTGTTCTCAAATGCCGACAAATCAATACCATCTGTTAGCACTTTAAACCCGTAGGAGTTGATTGATTCATCGCTGATTATAAATTTCTTCATGGTTTATCATTCAATAATTTGTAAAGCGTTTAGTACAAAAAAAAACCTTATAGCAACAATTAACAAATCGGCATTCAACCATTGAGAAATTTTCTATAACCATTATAGAAATTTTCTCAATGGTTGAATAAAAATTTGTACCACAATACAAACAAAACGACATTTGTATAAAATAGATAAGAATATGGCAAGATTTACCAAACAAGAGAAAGAAGCTAAAATTAGCTATGCAAAGAAGTTATATGTAAAAGGATTTGATTTAACTACCATAGCTGATATGCTGGGTGTAACCGCTTCAACCATATCGAAATGGGCAAAAGATAATGATTTTGAAACAGCAAAACGTGCATCAATGATTAGCATCAATGAAATTAGAAATGCTATTCTTGAAACATATGAGCAAATGAAAGCAGGGAAAAAACCTGTTTTATCGCCGGATCAAATTTCCAAGTTGGTAGCAAGTTTTGAAAAGCTTAGCCCGTCGCAAAAATCCATTACATGGATAACCGAAGGATTTGAGGAACTTACCGAAAGCTTTTTGCAGGAAATTCAGCAAACAAAGTCTGAGAAGAAAAAGGATACTATTTACCAACAATTACAGGCAGCACGTAAACAGATGGACAAAGTACTGACACGCATTCATAAAGAGATACTGCAATGAGGAAAAACGACGCCATAAAAGAACGCTTCCTGGAAAGGTCGGGTCTTATATATAAAAGCACGTATAAGAGTTTTGCACAGGAAACCGGTGAGGAAAAAGAAAAGCGTATCAAAGCCTTGCTGGATGATTATGATGCCTTTGTATCGTATTATTTTCCGCAATGGGCAACCAGTAATTGTGGTGATTTCCATATAAAAGCAGCCAATAAAACAGCTCGTGAGGCAAAGTTAATGGCTGTGTTTGAATGGGCACGCGGGCACGCCAAGAGCACCCATTTTGACATTATGATTCCATTGTGGCTAAAGGCAAAGGGATTGCTACATGTTATGATATTAGTAGGCAAAAATGAGAAAAATGCCCAAACCCTACTGGCAGATTTGCAGGCCGAACTACAAAACAACCGGCGATACATTGCTGATTTTGGGCAGCAGGTACTCTTTGGCAATTGGGAGGAAGGCCGGTTTGCCACAGTTGACGGGTGTGGTTTTTTTGCTTTGGGACGTGGTCAAAGCCCCAGAGGCATAAGGTTCAGACACAACCGCCCCGATTACATCGTGCTTGATGATGTGGATGATGATGAGCTGAGCCGTAATCCCGATCGTGTGAACAAAATATACGACTGGGCTATAAATGCGCTGTATTTTTCGATGGACATGGGGCGCGGACGGTTTATTGCCGTTGGAAACCGCATAAGCCAAAACAGCATCATTGCCCGGATGGCTGACAATAAAGAGGTATATCACAACAAAGTGAATGCCTTAGATAAAGATGGTAAACCAAGCTGGAAAGAAAAATACACGAAACAGGAGATTGAAGAGGTTATCAATAAGCTTGGGTATCGGGCATCACAACAGGAGCTCTTTAACAACCCAATCACTGAAGGTGCTATTTTTAAACGTGACTGGATACGATATGAAAACCCGCCCAGGATAAACCATTTTGATGCTGTGGTTTCCTATTGCGATCCTTCGTTTAAAAACTCTGCGACATCTGATTATAAAGCCATTATAACCGTTGGACGCAAAGGGAAGCGTTACTGGATACTGGATGCTTACGTGCGCAAATCATCGGTAAATGAAATGGTGCGGTATTGGTACGATTATCATGAGAACCTGCCCACAACGGCCACGGTTACCTATTATATGGAAGCCAATTTCCTGCAGGATTTGATCTTTGATGAATTTCAACAGGAAGGCATGAACCGGGGTTGGCAGTTTCCTATCAGGCCCGACCAACGTAAAAAACCGGATAAGTTTGCCAGAATTGAAGCCATAAGCCCGCTGTTTGAACGGGGGCTGGTGCTGTTTGCTGATAAGCTTAAAAAATGTCACGATACGGAAATACTCATTGAGCAACTATTGAGCTTTGAAAAAGGCAGCCGCTCACACGATGATGCACCTGATGCACTTGAAGGCGGTATATGGATGCTAAATAGATCATCCCGGATTAACCGGAGTAATTACAGGATACAACCACGTCAACAAAGGAGTTTTTAACCATGAGCATGTTTTTAACACAAACCGATTACAAAACACTCATTCAGGATCACATCTTAAGCCAGGTGATTAATGATGATGTTGAACTGCTTGATCAGGCAGAATTAATGGCAATTAGTGAAATGGAATCGTACCTGAGCGCCCGGTATGATACACAGGCAATATTTGCAGCCACCGGCACAAACAGGCATCAGGCGCTTGTGATGTTTGCCCTGGATATGACTATTTACCATCTGCACAGCAGAGTAAGCCCTCGCAACATCAGCCAGTTGCGTGAGGAGCGATACAACAGGGCTATTGAGTGGCTGCAAAATGTAGCTAAAGGAAAGCTGAACCCTGGTTTACCCATATTGAAAAACGAGGATGGTGAACAGACCAGCGTCATTAAATGGGGAAGTAACGATAAACTAACACATCAATTTTAAGCCATGAATAGCAAAACATTATTTCAGATAGGCAACTTTAAGCTTGCACGGCAAGAATCAGAGCTAAAAGCAAAAATACCGACACGCCGGGCGGTTGATTTAATTATTGAACAAAACCGTGCCAGGGCAAAAAAGGATATTGAAAACTGGAGGCAGGCACTCAATACAGCCGAACGTTATCCAAACCCACGCAGATACCTGCTGATGGATGTTTATCGTGAGCTGGTAATCGATGCCAACCTTACAGGACAAATAGAACAGCGTAAAGCTAAAACCATTCAGAGCCGTTTTTATGTGTATGACAAAGCCGGTAAAGCTAATCCGGATTTGTCTGATTTGTTCCGTAAACCCTGGTTCTTACATTTTCTCAACCATATGCTGGATGCCCGTTTTTACGGACACAGCTTGTTGCAAATTGACGGCGTTACCCCCTTACAGGGCAACAAAGGCGGCATAACCGATATTACCTTGGTACCCCGCAAGCATGTTAGCCCATCAGAAGGGTTAATCCTTGCTAATCCATACGACCAGAAAGGAACGAAATATAGGGATAATCGTGAGCTAGAGGCGTGGATTGTTGAAAGCCCGGATTATCACGAGCTGGGTTTGCTGAATCAGGCTGCTCCCCATGTGCTGTATAAACGTTTTGCCCAGGCAGCATGGAGCCAGTTCTCTGAACTCTTTGGAATGCCGCTTAGAGTGGGCAAAACCAACACATCCAACACGGCAATGGTGCGCGATATGGAAGCCATGCTTGCCAATATGGGCAGTGCCTTTTGGGCGGTAATTGATGATCAGGAAAAAATTGAATTTATTGATACCACACAAAGCAAGGGCGAAGTTTTTGAAAACCTGATTAAAGTGTGTAACAATGAAATTTCAAAGCTAATTACAGGCGCTGTTATTGGCAACGAAGCACAGGGAGGTTCCAGAAGTAAGGAAGAAGTTGGTGAGCGTATGGCATCGTATATCATCCAGGGTGATAAAACCTATATTGAAAACATCATCAACACAAGGCTTATCCCCTTGCTTATACGCCACGGTTACCCGCTTGAAGGTTGCTATTTTGCCTGGCATGATGAACCCGATTTGGATAAACTCTGGAAAAACACGCATGAGGCCTTGCAGTATTATAATGTTGACCCGGAATGGGTAAAAGAAACATTTGGTATTCAGATAACGGGTGAAAAAGTTAACCCAAACCAGGGGCCACAACTCAGCTTAAACCCAACGGATTTTTTCGAATAAGCCCCGAAACACAGGTTAAAGGTTTCGGGGCAGCAATGGAAAAGTATTACCTGGGAATGAGCGGTTGCCCAATACACGGTAATACTGTTCAGCTCAGCAATGATATTAGTATGCCGGCATTGGGGCTTGATGATGACAGCATGAAACGCATTGCCGCCGAAATTACCGAAAATACACTAATTCACAAAGAGCTGTTTGATTACACCCACAAAAACCTTATCAGCGGCATAGACAATGTATATGGCAACCTAAAATATGACGACCCACAATTTAGCTTAGTGCAGCAAATGAAACGCAACCTGGCACATTTTGCCGGCTTTAAAAGCTATCATCAAACCCATCATATCCGGCAAGCCAAACCGGAACAGCTGCCGGCCATCAACGCCAGTTACAACGTAAACTGGATGCGTACCGAATATGTACACACCGTACGCAGTGCCGGGGGGGCTAAAAACTGGCAACGCTACGAGGCAGATAAAGATTTGTACCCATTTTTGGAATATATGCCCAGTACGGCAGCAGAACCACGCAATGAACATAAACGCCTATATGGAGTAATTAAACCGGTAGATGATCCGTTTTGGGATACATGGATGCCTCCAAATGACTGGGGCTGCCGATGTAGTGTAAAGCAGGTGCGCAACAATGCGGATGCTGTGGAACCACCGGAGGATATTAAATTGCCACCAAAAGCAATGCGCAACAACCCGGGAAAAACCGGTATAATCATTACCGACCAGCACCCGATGATTGGAAGAGTATCAGGGCAACAAAAACCATCGCTTTTAAAAGAAATACAACGTTTCGAATTTGTGGATAATCGCAACAAAACCATTGAGTATGTAACAAAAAACTATTTAGGGAAATCATTGCTACTAAAGGGCAATAAAATTAAATTTACAAAAAGCGGTTTAATGAAAGCTATTAACCAACCGCATAAAAATTATTT